TTTCGCCTTCACTAAAAGAAGCGTAGTTAAATGCATCACGATGACGCGATCTAATAGTCTCATTAAAGCTTTCGTCTAAATGAAATGCAACAAAAAAGTCAAGTACTTGCAAATACTGATTAATAAGCCTATTCATAACAGGCAAATATTGCTTTATTACTTTAGTCTTAATACCGGTATCCTTTAGCATCTCTCCAATAACTTCGTTGTATGTTCTTTCTTCAACGTACTCTAATTTCTTTTCAGTAATAGAATCTTTACCGTCTCTTAGGCTTGCTAACTCATCCTTAGCGCTTTTGATATCACCGGAGGATTGAAGCAAATGACTAATCTCTTTTTGAATTTTTTCAATCTCTTTCTGCATTAAATTGATTTTATCGTTGTTCGAGTTAATGTGTCTTTGTTTAGTTACTAGATCTTTCATACTGTTTTGGCATTCTAGTAATTGCTTTGATGTTAAGGCATTATCATTAGCTAACTCTTTCATGCCTTCTTGTATATTAGCCGCAGTAGCCTTTATATGATTTAATCTATTGTCTTTAATTTTGCTGTCAATATCTTGATCGCACGTGGGACATATTTCGTTTTCTTCGAAAAACTTAGCTTGACTTACTAGATCCTTTATTTTAGATCTAAACACTTTATCTTCAGATTTAATATCTGATACTTTTTGAGATAGATCTTCGTATGTTTGGTTTTCTAATTCTGTTAATGCATCTAGGTTTTTACCGAGGACTCCCGATTCAGCCACTAATGTTTTAACATCTTCTTCATAGGCTTCTATAGAATTCTCTTTAGCAGCAATCATATCTTTATTGATTGCTTGTAGATCTTTAATATATTTAGATTGTGTGTCCATCTTAGCTTTATACAAATCTAATGAGTGATTAATTTCAGTAAGTTCTTCTTTAATCTTAGAATTACGCTCTTTTAGAAGCGTGTTCATCTTACTAAAGATATTAATATCCAATAAATCTTCAATGACTGACCTACGCGACCATGCTGGTAATTGCATAAATGGAATAAATGAGCTACTTCCCAGTACCACAACCTGATGAAATGATTTGTGATTAAGCTTTAGGATATTCTGCTCTAAGAATTTCTGATAGTCTCTAGCATTACTGGCTTGATTAATCATATTGCCGTTTTGATATATTTCAAACTTTGATGGTCTAATTCCTCGCAATATCCTGAAATCAGAACTTCCAATACCAAACTCAACCTCTACTATAGTTCCCTTTTTATTAATACTATTGATCATTTGATCTTTCTTAATATCACGATGCGGTTTACCAAACAAACCAAACGAAAGCGCGTCTAGCATAGTAGATTTGCCTGCACCGTTTGAGCCAACAACAAGTGTTGATGGTGTTCTGTCTAATTGTACTTTAATTGTATCATTACCAGTCGAAAGAAAATTCTTCCATGAAACCGATTTAAAATTTATCATACTACCTCTAAGTTCTGCGCTTCGGTATAAAGCTTTCTCAATTCAATTTTTAAATGATCTTTATCTAAGTCAGTGTCAACAGCTTCAACATATGAATCTAACAATTCAGTTGTATCCTCTAAAGACACTTTTTCATCTTCAACGCTTTCACCTAGATACTCTTCAAAGCTTTCAGCAATCTTAAGTTCAAAAGTTTCTATATTTTGTAAACTATCTACAAACTTATCAAACATGTATAGATCTGTCTTGTTTAGTACTATAAGCTTAATAAATTTGTGCTTACACGCATCAAAATCAAAATTGCTATAGTCATTACTGACGTCATCATATATAATCTTTTTAAATATTGTAATAGGATTACGAACTGCGGTAACTTCACGAGTCTCAGTATCTAGTACGTGAAAGAACTTTGGATCATCGACATCGGCCCATGTAAATTCGAACTGAGATCCTAAATAGTCGACATTATATCTGGACGATCTTGTATGAAAATGTCCAGATAATACTTTTTCAAACCGTGAAAATATTTCAGCGTTCATTCCGTGTGGATTAGTAATACCCGCCATCATTTCAAATCCAGCAAGTTCTAAGTGAGCACCAAGTATAGGAGCTTTGCAATTTAAAGCAAAGTCTACGTATTCTTTATAGTTCGAATTATTAATCCATGGGATAACTGCAACTCCTAGACCATCATAGTCTAACACAGTTGGTTTCATTATAATATTAACGTTGGATGTGAAATAACCGAGAAGTTCCTTAAGTGAACATAATTCGTTCGTATTCTTGAAATATACGTCGTGGTTCCCAGGAATAATGTCCATTGTGATCCCCATATCACGCATAGGCTCAAGAAAATGCTTACGATTTGCATGGAGGGCTTTAAAGTTGACGAACTTTCTGTGCTCATAATAATCTCCTAGGTGTAAGATAGTATTAATGCCATGCTCTTTAAGATACGGAAAAAACACTTCTTTATAGAATCTTGCTTGATAATCTAAAAAGATGTCAGATGAGTTTCTAACACCGCAGTGTGTGTCATTTAATATTGCTACTTTCATATTATACCATAAATAGTTCTAGTTTTTCTTTCTCTTTTTCGATCTTAGCAAACTCTTTAATTTTTTCATCTTTAGTTCTGATCTGATCGATTCGTTGTCTTAGTGTATCTACGTACTCCATAGTTTGTTGCGCACCAGCATCGTCCATTCCCATTTGAGCAAAATCTTCTATACCCATTCTTTCGATAAATCTAAACTTAATATCTTGTTGTTTTTTCTCTTTAGTAATACGTCTTATAAAGGCAAAGAAACAAATCTGAGTAAAGTATGAGAATGCATTTGGATTACCAGTTCTAGTGGCTGTTTCGATCTTATAGTTATTAATGGCTCTTAGACAGTTTTCGACACCATCCATTACCATTTCTTCTCTATAAGTGTACCGAACAAAGTTCGGTCTGTGAGACAGGCCTTCTGATATTTTCATGAAGCATGTGGCCACGTAGTTTGTAACTTTAGGGATTGGTTTTTCAGCATCTTTAGCCGCATGTACTGATTTAACATATTCGACCACAGCTAGCGAAAAATCCCTATTGTTCACATAATGTGGCTTAGCTTTTGGTTTAATTTTTTTAGTCATAGTAATCTCCTGATGATAGTATATTATAACACAGTATGCACGCAATGTACATATATATTTGCTTTAAATTAATTTAGTTTATTTGCATAAAAAGGTGTACAAATCATCAAAAGCGTGATATAATATAAGAGTCCACTTGAGGCCAGGGGTATACTAATGTATTGTTTTAGTCTCTGGTTCATCAAATTCATACTGTTCTTGTGTATTGTCTTCAAAGTCATCATAATCATATGTGTCAATAGTTTGTTTTATTTCGTCTTGACAAGAGTACTTAATATACGACTCTTTCGTTTCAGTAACTACTTCGGTATGGTTAATCACAAATCGTTTCATAACCTTAAACACTTTCTTATCAGAGAATGGGAACCAATCATTAAAAGTCCATATACCGGCAGGTGAAACCTGCACGGCCGCAGGCCGTTCAACAATAAAAGCGTGTTCAGTTGAGTTTTGAACATAGCAAATAATGTCCTCACCGTTGGTAAGTTTAAAATGTCTGATGTCTACGTTTTTCATTGATTCCATTTATATATTTATATCATGAATTTTATAGTCAAATTTCTCTCGACTGTATATTCTGATTCTCTCCGCGGCATGTTCTAGTGTATAATTCTTCTTGGCTTTCCAATGCAAGTCATCAGCAATATCAAACACCTTAGTATCTATACCGTCATCAGACTTTCTTAATCCTCTTCCGATACTTTGAAGAACCCTAATTTGAGACTTACTTGGTGAAGCAAATATAATATTGTGTAGACGCTTAATATTAATACCTGTAGAAAAAGTGCCCATGCTAGCGACAATAATCGCGTCGTTCTGCTTCTCTGTAATCGCTCGTATCTCTTCCCTCGTATCCACGTCGGTCTCACCTGAGACATAAAACAACCTCCTCGTATTTCTTGGCAATGCTTCAAACTTTTCCTGCAACATACTGTGTAACGGTTTTCCGTGCTTCTCAACAAATTGAAACAGTATTAATGTATTTCCATCTTGATCCATTGCTAAATTAGATATAAAATTATTTCTAGGCCCGTATTTAACAATAAAGTCTATCTCATCTTGATACTTCATTTTAGATACCAGTCTACAATGTTCATCGCTATACTTTAGAAGTAATACAAAAATATCAAGCTGCGATAAGGACTTTTCCTCAATTAACTTTTTAGTAGTTGTTACTTTATGTACAGGTCCAAACAATCCTTCCAGTACTAGTTGATGTGTTTGTGTTCCATCTAATGTTCCTGTAGTACCCATTCTGTATTTTGCGTTAACACATTTTTCCAGTATCGCAGTAAGCGACTTGGCTTTAAAATTATGAGCTTCGTCACCAATAACCATACCGTAGTCTTCGAACCATGGGGTCTGCATCTTATATATTGATTGCCACGTCGTTATAATGACCCGATGCTTTAGGTTGTACTTTTCCTTACCAGAATATATTTTATGACAATTAGCTTCAACCTCCCAATCATCAGTTTTTGAATAATCACCAAAATCTGAATACATTTGCTCTACTAGAGACGTTGTAGGAACAATCAGCAATACACTACCGTCGTACATCTCCAAATAGTATCTAACTGCTAAATATATGATTAAACTTTTGCCAGATGCTGTTGGACTTAATAGTAAAGATCCTCTTTCGGTTAGCGCATGTGAGAGCGCATCTAATTGGTAATCCCTAGGTGTTATACTATCTCCGTTAGCCGTGAGCACTATATTTTTTAACAAGCTTTTTATATCGTGCAATTCCTCAGTGTCAGGCCTACCAAACATTGAGTTATCTTCTACTATCAGTTCGTATGACCTAGCGGCCGCAAATTCTTTTAAATATTTAAATAAGCCACCGTATATTTGCTTTTTGCGTAGATCGTATAGTCGTATCTTACCATCCCACATACGGTTTTTATAAGAAGGCATAAATTTATAACCAGGAACATAAAAACAGAAGTGTTCTGTTAACTCCATTTCTATACCAGGTTCAGTCAATATGCTGAGAAAGACCTCGTTCTTTTTCTTAACGACTAATTTTTCCATTACATCCCGCTAGTAAATTTGTTCCATTCAATAATATTTTTAATGTTCTGATGTCTCCACTTAATGTTGTCAAGTATTTCTTTTAAAGTGTCAACTAGTTCTTGTGTGTAGTGCATTTTAGCTTGATGTTCTTGAATGAGTGGGTCCGCATCGTACCACTTATCCATATCCCCTTTCAGCACTGTAAGTCCGTTCAAAGGATCGTAACCCCATCCTTTAGAATCCATTTCTTCTTGCGTGAGTTTACCGTTATAGTGCATGAATTTATCTTTCAATAAGACTTTAAATTCTAAGTCAAGCTTTTTAAATCTAAGTTTATTTATTGAGTATAACTCTAGGTACTTCGAATGAAGCTTTGCCGAATCTCTTGCCGATTGGTCTAATTGAAGCTCGTCTATAATCGAGTCTTTCTTCCACATCTCAAGTATTGTTTCTAAATTATTCATAATATCTCCATAGTATATCTATATGTGTACAAACACCGCCAAAAAGTAAACCGATATGTTTACTTGATTTCGTAGTATGTATACTTTAATGTCACGTCAGCTTGCAGGTATTCTATATCTGTTTGCTGAGTAGAAAATTCAACAGCAGATAGATTAGTAGGGAAACAGTCTCTAAAAGTAATCTCTTTCGTGACGTTATTATGGCTACTCAAAATAGATAGAGTTGCATCAGACTTAAACACTTCACCTTTTCCAACGATGTTATGCATCCAATTGAACATCTCAATATAGTTTTCCATATCTTCCGTTACGTTGAATCTTATAGCAAGATCGCCAAAGGCAATCCTATCACCAGTAAAAGCTAAATTAGACCCCTTGTAGGGATTAGGAGCTTCGCCTAATGATAAGTCTGGAAGAGTTACAGCTGTACAAAAATACTCAACATTAGCATATTGAGTAGAATCTATTTTAAATTGAAATCCGGTAGGACTCAAAAAGTTTTTATTTTGTGTAGTCATATATCTATTTATACCAATCTATCAGCTAACTGTTAATTATTTCTCATTAACAAATTCGTATAGCTCTTTCGCTACAGAAATAACATCAGTTGCCTTAAGTTGCCTTGCAGGTACAACCTTCGGGTTATCCTCATTTCTATCGTTATGGGCATGAACCTGATCGATTTTCCTATGAATATTTCCTTCAAGTATTCCTTGAGCTTGGTTTAGTAAGTCGGCTCGAATCTCGAACCCTGATTTTCCATTTGACATATTAGTCTCCGTGTGTGTGTTGTCCATCATTAGACACTTTTATTTATACAAGATGAAAGTGTCAAGCGCCATCCTTGGCCAGCTAACTCCTAAAACTTTACTTATTTAGCTTCGGTCTTTTCAACACCAGTCTTCT